AGCGGATTACCTGATGAAGATCGGAAAGATAAAACGTGTGCTGGTGATATGCCCACTGTCTATTATGAAGGCGGCATGGCAGCAAGACCTGTTCAAGTTTGCTATGCACCGGAGTGTTGGTATTGCGTATGGCGCATCTAAGGCTAGGGTTAAAGTCATAGAGTCCGGGGTTGAGTTCGTCATCATCAACTTTGACGGGGTAGGTATAGTAAAAGAAGCGATTATGCAGGGTGGGTTTGATTTAATCGTAGTTGACGAGGCGTCGGCATACAAGAACGTCGCTACCCAAAGATGGAAAACACTGCGGGATATATCTGCCAAGACAAAGTGGCTGTGGATGTTGACTGGTACGCCAGCAGCGCAGTCGCCCCTTGATGCCTACGGGCTGGCTAAGTTGGTTAACCCGGACAACACACCTAAATACTTCGGGGTCTTCAGGGACTCTATGATGTATAAAATATCCCAGTTTAAGTGGATACCCAAACCACTGGCACAGGAACGGGTGCATAACCTGCTCCAGCCAGCAATACGGTTTGAGCGTGACCAATGCCTAGACTTACCAGAGGTAACCTTCGTTGAGCGTGAAGCCCCACTAACAACCCAACAGAAAGCCATATACAAGAAGCTAAAGCAGGACATGTATGTTGAGGCAGCAGGGGAAGATATATCCGCTGTTAACGCTGCGGTACGGATAAACAAGCTGTTGCAGGTGTCATGTGGTGCGATCTACACGGATACAGGAGAGATTGTAGATCTCGACGTGGGCAACAGGCTGAGTGCCGTGCTTGAGGTGATCGAGGAGTCCTCGCACAAGGTGCTTGTCTTCGTGCCGTTCACCCACACTATAGACCTGCTGAAAAATTACCTAGATAAAAATAAAGTACCCTGTGATGTTATAAACGGGAAGGTATCCGTGAACAGACGTAGCGATATAGTAAAGAGATTTCAGGAGCAACCTGACCCCCATGTGTTAATCATACAACCACAAGCAGCATCGCATGGGCTTACCTTAACGGCGGCAAATACTATTATCTGGTATGCCCCGGTCACGAGTGTAGAAACGTACTTACAAGCTAACGCCCGCATCAATCGTCCCGGACAGAAGAACGCCATGACCATTGTGCATATAAAGGGTAGTGAGGTAGAGGCACGTTTATACAACATGTTGCAAAATAACATAACAAATCATTCAAAAATAATTGACCTATATCGACAAGAGATTATGGAAAGTATTTGACATTGTATTTTAACGTAGTAATATTAGTACCCCCACAACCAAGGAGCAAACTATGGAGCAGCTACAATTAGACTTAGGTGAGCCAGAAGGCAGCCCTAATCTGGATGCCCTCACCGCCATGTACATCAAGATACGCGACGTGGTGAGAGACAAAGAAGAGAAGCACGCGGAAGATATGCAGGAGTTGAAGGAACATCTTGATGCTGTCAGCGCACGTTTGTTAGAGGTATGCAACGAGCAGAACGCAGACAGTATACGTACGTCTTCCGGTACGATCTCACGCCGTATCCAGTCAAGGTATTGGACAACGGACTGGGAGTCCATGTACGCCTTTATTGAGGAACATGCAGCACCGTTCCTGCTGGAGAAGCGTATACATAACGGCAACATGAAGGAGTTTCTTGAAGGTAACCCAGACGTGCTACCAATCGGGCTTCAAGCGGAGCGAAAATTTATAATCCAAGTACGTAAACCCAACGCCAAATAAGGAGGCAAGCAATGAGCGACTTTTGGATGCAAGCAAATGAGTATGAGCAACAGGAATATGAAGAATGGCTCGATGAGCAAGCCATCATTGAAGAAGATCATCCCAGTGCCGAAAGCATTTTAAATAAACTAGACTATTTGAGGAAAGAAGATGAGTAACTTAACTATATTTAAGCAGCAAGATAAGTCCGTAAGCCACGTACAGCGTGAGAAGAGCGATTTTGCTAAGTCATTGGCAGCTACCAGCACGACCCGCCGTATACAGGCTAACATCAACGGCACGTTTAAACGGTTGGTAAACGGTGAGCAGCTTGGTAACGCCATCCGTGGTGAGGTCAACATAATCGTAATCAACGCGCTACCTAAAGTTTCCCGCACGTTCTATGAGCAGAGCTATGACCCGACCAAGGAAGCCACCCTGCCTGACTGCTGGTCAAACCAAGGCGATAAACCAGAAGCCGCCGCTTCCAATAGGCAGAGTGACTCTTGTGTATCGTGCCCACAGAACATCAAAGGTTCCGGGGACAACGGTGGTAGGGCTTGCCGATTCCAGCGCCGTATATCTGTACTGGTTGAAGGTGATACATCTGGGGATATATACCAGTTTAACGTACCCGCTAAGTCCCTGTTCGGTAAGGGTGAAGGCAACGTCCACCCGTTTGAAAGCTACATCAAGTTCCTTAACGGTAATGGTGAGTCGCTGGATAACGTGGTTACCAACGCCAGCTTTGACCTGAACGCCGATACGATGCAGCTAGTGTTTACCCCGTTGCGCAATACCACCGATGCAGAGTACGCGCTAGTGAAGGAAGCCCAGAAGCGTCCAGAATCTAGATCTTATACTATGCTGACGGTGGCTCAGACTGATGGGGTTAGAGCCCTGCCACCCGCCGCTATTGCTGCACCTAAACCTGCGCCAGTAGTAGTTGCCTCTGACGAGCCAGATGATGAAGAGGATGTACCGGCACCCGTAAAACGTCCGGGTAAAAAAGCAGCGGCTCCAATAGAGGGCAAGAATATCTTAGCCGACGCCGTAGAAGTATGGGGTAAGGGGGGCAAATGAAATACGGATATAGTTTAAGGATAGCAGACCTTAACAAGAAAGCGGATGGGTCACTGCTGGGTGTCAAGCTAGGTAGGTTATGTATAAAGAACAACGTCCCTGTTGTTGAGGTGTCTACCCTGCTAAAGGTATCTAGGCAGACGGTGTACAACTGGTTCACAGCCGACACTTATGTACATAAAGATCTGGCAGACGCTGTGAAGGAGTACGTAGCCGTACTTCAAGGTTAGTTGTAGGTAATCTAAACAAGAAACAAGGGGGAATAACTTCCCCCTTTAACCCCCCATCGCTAAAAAGAAGACAATATGACCGACAAAGACCTTTTAAGTACTGTCCAACCGGCTGATGGCTGGTTTGCGGTAGTTGGAATTAAAGGTAAGACTGTCGTACAAAAGTTTAAAGAGACAAGGGAAGAGGTAGACCAGCTAGTCAATAAGTATGTTGCCGAGGGGAGAGACGTATATTTTGGTGTCGCCAAGTACGCAACACCAGATAACAGAACAAAGGATAATGTAAAGTCCCTACGTTCCTTCTGGCTGGACATAGATTGCGGGGCGGGTAAGGCTATAGCTAACCCAACCACCGGTAGACCCGACGGCTACATAGACCAACAGGCCGGGGTGCGGGCACTGGGCGCGTTCTGTGAGTTAGTAGGGTTACCTAAACCAACACTTGTTAATTCTGGGCGCGGTATACACGCCTACTGGCCGCTGACCCGTGACATATCACGGGGAGAGTGGGAACCCGTAGCTGCTCGCCTGTTAAAGCTTTGTACCACACAAGACCTTTATGTAGATAACTCCGTGTTTGAGGTGGCGAGAATACTGCGCGTGCCGGGCACGTTGAATTTTAAGGACGACCCTCCTAAGCCTGTAACGGTGTTACATTATGCTGACCCGCTAGATTATGAGGAGCTATGTGACCTGCTGGGTGTAGATCTGGGGGAAGAACCACAGGCAGAAGACAAGACCGAGAAGCCAGCGGACGTACCACAGATAAAGCGGGAACTGAGCGACTTTGCCAAGTCGATGGTACAGAACACGGTGTCTAACTTCGGCAAGATAATGCGCCGTAGTATATCCGGCACAGGCTGCAACCAGCTGCTCGATGCCTATAAAACGAGGGACACGCTGCCAGAACCACGGTGGTTTGATGCACTGTCTATTGCCAAGTTCTGCAACGACAAAGAAACGGCGATACACAACATGTCTCAAGGGCATGATGACTACGACTACAACGCAACCGAATATAAGATACAGCACATACTCGGCCCCCATACGTGTAGTCAGTTTGAGAAGCACAATCCGGGTGGTTGTGAGGGTTGCCCACACAGGGACAAGATAAAAAGCCCTATCCTGCTAGGCAAGGAGGTAGTTGCTGCCACGGAGGAAGACAGCGTACTAACGGAAGAGCCAGAGGTGGGAAGCGTAGAGCCGCCCATGGTACATAAAATACCGGAGTACCCGTTTCCGTTTGTCAGGGGTAAGACAGGTGGTGTATATTTCATACCCCAAGAAGAAGAAGTGGAACCTGTATGTGTGTACGAGAACGACCTATACGTGACCAAACGTATGCGGGATCCAAACGTGGGAGATGTTGTAGTTATTAAAGTACATATGCCACAGGACGGGGTAAAAGAATTTATTGTGGCAAACACAGATGCAACAGACCCCAATGAGTTACGTAAAGCGTTATCGTTCCAAGGGGTAATTACTTCCCCCAAGAAATTTAAACTACTCGCGGATTACATACACGCGTCCATAAAAGATTTACAA